CTTGTGCTTGTGGTTGTGGTTGTGCTTGTGCTTGTGCTTGTGCTTGTGCTTGTGGTGCAACTTGCTCTGCAGCCTCTGCCGCTTTTTTCTGGTTGGCCACACGTTTCAAACTTTCAGACTCCACAGCTAATCTAGACAACTGCTCATTTGCCTTGATTATTTCTTCTGTATCACCAGACTCATACGCTTTACGATACTGTTCTTTTGCAACCTCAAGTTGTGAATTAACACGGTTGTCATACTCAGAGAACATTGCGTTGTCAGAAGTCTTCAATCTTCGTTGAAGAGTGTTGTTTTCCTCGCGAACTTTTTTAGCAAACGCAAGGGCCTCTGCTTCTTGTCTTTCTGCTTCTCTTAATTTGTATGTAAGTTTATTGATGCGCTTTTTAACCCCTTCCCCATACTCCTCTTGTTCAGAAGATGGGTCTCCTTCCTCTGCGACAGTGAGTTGTTCTGGTTGTTCCTCTTCAGGTAAGATCAGTTCAATCTGTTCTTGTTGGGGTTCTTGTGTTTCTGCAAGAGTTTCTTGTTCAGGCACGGTTTTTCTCCATGTAGTTAGTAATCAACAGCTTCCGGGTCTGGAAGTACTGCTAAAATTTCATCGTCATTTAGAAGGCGCATTTCCCCACCCTCTATCTTGAATCTTGCTCCAGCGTATCGCCCAAACAAAATCCAATCACCTTTCTTACACCAAGCCCCTTCAGGAAATTTAGCTGTGTCTTTATACGCATCTGGGCCAACTGCAACAACATACCCCACAACGGATGCAAGGGAATCTCGTTCAACAGTTTCTTTAGCAAGATGTATCCCACCTTCAGTAACCGGAGTTCGGCCTCTGGGTAGAATAAGTACACGATATCCTGTTGGGATTGGTAAAAGTTCTTTTTGAGACTCGACTTTTTCTTCTGTGGTTCTTTCATCACCAAAGTTAAGTACGTGGTCTGGCACGGGATCAGTCATTTTCCGCTTTCTCCATGTTTTCTCGCAGGTCTATTATTTCTTGTTGTGCGGTTCGCAGACCTGATATCTCACCGACAACGCGAGAATACTGCGTGTAATCCGCAGCACCCCCGTTAGAAAGCATTTCCTCTAGCTCTACACTCCTATCTCGGTATCGCTTGAGTAGATGTTCACAAATTCGAATATAGTCCATAAATTAAGACTCATAGAACATTAGACCCTTAGTGGCCGCGCCTGTTCCTTTCATCTTAATTCTTCGTGGTTCAGAGCAACCACTTGCTGTGTTGCCCATAACTGGGTTCTTATACTTAGACAGTTTGTCTTTACTGTATTTCTTCATCGTTTCTCCTTAGATTAATCTTACACGACCACCATTGTTGTATTCATCAGGAAGTTCAGTCGCCTCGTTTTCTTCACCGTCTTGGTAAAAAATATTTTTCCCCTGCTCCATTCTCATTAATGCGTGGTCTTTCGCTTTACGCACGATAGATTCTGGGATTGGTTCTCCTGGCAAGATATTCCTTAACATTTCTACTTCCTCAGGAGATAGTGTTGGCACCATCGATGGGACATTGACTTCTTGCCCATTAATCTGCACACCCACGGTAAATTCGGACATAGTTTTCCCATCTCTTAGGCTAACCATTGGTCCTAAATATCCACGGGCAGACTTAAGACTGCCGTCTGATCGATACATGTCTGCATCTGGAGAATTAGGCATTACTCACTCCCTTTCTCCGCATCCTTAACTTGCTTAAGAATCTTGGCATAGCTTTCTTGCGTTTTAATTTGTTGATCTATTTGATCTTTTTCTCGCTGAGCAGCTATACGTTGCTGGGCAATATCTTCGTTTATCTCTGCTTTTTGTATTGTCACACTTGCGTCGATCTCTGCTTTTTGTAGTTCAGTTTGAGCTTTAAGCTGGTCAGCTTGAGCTTTTCTCTGAACTTCTTGCTCTTGTAGTGCTAACTGTTGTTGGGCTAATTGTAGCTGCGGTTGTTCTTGCGCTTGTTGCTGAGCTTGAATAAGTGCTTGTTCTTGGCCTGTTATTTGTTGCGTTGCTTGAGCAGCTAACACAGCGATTTGGTTTTGTACCTCCATTGGAACTTGTTCGCCCTCCGGAGGAAGCTGTATACCCTGTTGCTCGAGAAGCATCTGTACCTGTATACGATACTTCAACGCTTGGTGTTCTTGTATGTGTGCCTGTAGTGCAGAAGCAGCTGCCGGGTTTTGTTGTATCATTGGGTTTTGTAAGAATGCCATGTGTGCTTGTATATGTGCATCATGGTTCTGCTCAATAAACGCTTTAAGTGGTTTATTCATTAATGCGTCTTGGTTTTCTTGAACTGGGTCTTTGGGCACCTCTTCTTCCTCTGGCTCTAACAAATCGTCAATATTCGAAACACCAAGAGCTTGGTACATTTTTCTAAACGCTTCGCGCATGTTATGTAACTGAGGGGCACTTTGGGCCAGTTGTAGTTGTGTTTGTGCCATCATGACCCGCTGGCTCATCGAGAAGATGTTAGGGTCACTAACCGGGAGGACATCTACCCGATCATCAAAATCTTGTTGATAGATTTTTCTGCTGGCTCCTGCCACCTCATAGGGGTACTCAAAAGGAAGCGATTCTGAAAGAACACGCGCCAATAGTTTAAACTCGATCTTCTGTCCATAATGTAGACGCTTATGGATGGCCGACATGATTTTACTGCCGCGCTCTAATAGTGCAACGGTAGTGCCCACAGGCATTTCACCACTCATATCGCCAATCTTCATGTCGGCAATATTTGCAAACCTTTGTCCGCTTTCGACTAATAGACCAAGCAGTTGAGATAATACACCACTCGGTTCTTTATATGGTAGAGGCATTAATGCATCACGCAACGCACCTCCTGGTGCATCAACATCACGCCACTCTCCTGGCTGTATTGGGTCATCGTCATCACGGATGCGCAAACCACGCGCCTTAAAGCCAGCAGGCAGGTTACTTAGTGTTCCTGCGTCTATTAACTGTCTGAGTATAGATGTTGCCGACTTACTCAGACCTCCAATCATGTGTATTAAGCCAAATCCATAGAATCCCAACCCTGGAAGGAACTTATAGTGAACAAAATACTGTATTTTGCGCTTTAGCTCGTCAGTTTGGTTCCAATTTCTTCTAATTGAAAGAACTTGAGCATTTTCCCTAACAATTGTCACTATGTAGGGTAGAGCTATGCCTGTTGGCTCTCCATTTTGTATATCTTCGAACCCTTCTAGGTCTAAATCTACATGCATCTCTAAAAGTGTGAATGTATCTGCGTTATCTGGCTTAGAAACACCTATAACCTTGTCAATTTTCTGCTTTACCTGACCAGTTTCGTCCTCGTACGCTGCAGATGGGGATCCAAAGTCAATATCCCGGTACATTCCGGATAATTGACCCTTGCGAATCTGGTTATCAGTCATACTTATGACATGTGTAGCTCTCGGACACTCAACTAGGTTCTGTGTGGCGTAAGAAACAATAAAATCCTCAGCCATAATGAACTTACTGACTGGTCTGCCCAATGCTTCGTCGTAATAAACCTTTTTAAACGCGCTACCGGACAGAGGTAGGTAGAACAGCATCTGATCCAACTCTGGATCGTACTCCTCCATAGCGTATGTGATCTCATAATTCATGAAATCTTGTACTCTTTGCGCCTGTTTCACTTTATCAGTGGTCTCGTCGCCAATTATTTGAACTTGGACTGGGCCTTCAGCGGGTAAAAGCTCTCGATACGCTTGTGCTTGAAACTGTGCCACGGATTCTGACAATAACGGGTGGACAACACCACTCGCACCCTCAAACGGTTCTGATCTTTCCTCAGTATTTATACCTAATAGGTCTAATCCATCGGAAAAGACCTTCATCCATTCTTCCCGAGAAACCTCATCTTCTTCAAAATCAGAAACTAGGTCTAGCGCGAGGCGTCTTAGCTCGTTTTCATCTATAACTTCTGCTAAATTGTCATAGAAACTAGCAGGATCATCAGGAACGATCTCTAAAATTGTGTCCTGTTCCTCTTCGCCCTCTATAATTATTCCCTCTGGGAGAACTTCAGTGGTATCTTCTATCTCAACTTCGAGGGCTTCTGCTATAGGAACATTGGGGAGAGCTTTTTCTATGGCCATAGATCAAATTCCATGTTAGTGGGCGTACTTTAATCGCCTGTTATTCAATAGTAAACTCGTTTTCTTCTGTAGGATGGCTCCTCTTGGTAATCTGAGGACAGATTTAGGAACCCTCCCTGACGAAATCTCATTAACGCTTGGGTGGTGCTGTCTACTAAGTCATCATGCTCGCCATTAGGAAAGTCAGTCACCTCGTCCATAAGCTCTTCTGCCCATCGGTTTTCCGGAACCCAGACATATCCACCACTAAACAGCGGTGTGCAGGCGTTTAGTCGCGCTATTTTGTCCGCGCCACGGCTGGGTACGAAGTTTTGGATGGGTATACCCATGGCTCGTAACTCCTGGGTCAACGGCATTCCTGACGCCTTACCTTCAATAATGACTGTGTCAGGACTCCAGTACTCATACTCATAAAGTGCTTTCTCTTTTAGCTCGGGGAAAGTCAATCGTTGTTTAACACAGTTCAATAAAACAATGTGCGCTTCCTGTCCACCGTACTCTTCATCATGTATTTTGCCCTCTGGGTGGAACACTCCCCACGTAGTAATAGCTGTAAAGTCAGATCTTTCACTCTTCAAGAACGCTGTGTCATAACTCTGTATAATATAGGACACTTGTGGTGGTCTGGTATTGGGCCAAATCTTAAACCAATCGCGGCTGATTATCGATGCGCCCTCGCCAGTGGGGTTTTGCATATATTCAGCTGCCCATTTAGAGGGGCTGATGGATGCTCGGATCGCCTCTAGTTCTTTTAATGGCCAGTATCCAGGCCATAGGCTATTACCACTGGGCAATATAGCAGGTAGTTCAATGATTTCCCACTGGTCTGCGCCCTCATCCTCCATCATTTTCTTTACGACGCGCCCAGCAATGTCTTTCTTTGACCAACGAGTCATGACAATAACAATGGCTCCTCCTGGTTGGAGTCTTTGCCGTGGTCCTGTCATATACCACTCATATGCATCGTCTAGTGCAGTAGCACTCATGGCATCTTGCTCTGAGTGTGGGTCATCAATAATGAACAAGTCCGCGCCTCTTCCGGCCAATGCGCCTCCGACACCAGATGCAAAATACTCTCCGTTCATCTGGCCATCGGTTGTCCTCACTTCCCATCTTCCAGCTGCCTTACTATCGGGGTTTAGTTCAACTTGTGGAAATATCTTGCGATATTGACTTGAATCGATCAGGTCTCTGATTTTGCGACCGAATCTCACAGCCAAGTCTGCAGTGTGTGTGGCTTGTATAATCTTCAACGCTGGGTTACGCCCCACTAGATAA